CGGTGAGAACCGTTGTGAGCGTGCCAGAATCGACACGCGAAAGACCATCAACGAGCTTGTCCAGCCATTGCACGGCCGGGCGTAGAGCGTCAGCCACACCAGAACCGGACTTGATGAAAAGCGTCTCGATAGACCCGCCCAGCTTCTCAAGGTCGCCCTTAAGGTTGTTCTGCGCGATAGCCGCTGTCTCGGCCGCGTAACCAGAGTCATTGACCTTATCAATCCACCCCTGGATACCGTCTTGCCCCTGCTCATAGAGCACGGCGGCGGCACGCACAGCGTCAGAACCGAAAATCTGCGCCAGCGTAGCGTCACGCTGCTCAGCCGTCATTCCTTTCAGAGCGGCTTTCAGCTCGCCCGCGAACACCGAGAGCTTCTTAACCTTGCCCTGGTTATCGTACAGGCTAAGGCCCAGCTCGCTCATTGTCTCTGCCGTCTCCTTGGACGGATTCTGCAGCTTCTGCAGCATGACCTTGAACGACGTACCCGCATCGGAGCCAATGAGGCCCGCCGATGCGAACGCGGCTAGGGCGCCCACGGTCTCTTCGATACTGAACCCGGTCTGCGCTGCCACCAGGCCGGACTGCTTGAGCGCGTATCCGAGGTCGCCGACACTACCCTGCGCCTTACCAGCGCCAGCAGCCAACAGGTCTGCCACGTGGTTAAGGTCGCTGCCCTTGAGCTTGAACTGCGTCAGGGCGGTAGCCGCAAGCTCGGCGGCGTCACCGACACGAAGCTCACCGGCTGCTGCCAGGGACAGGGCACCATCGAGGCCGCCGTTCAGAATGTCCGATGTTTCCACACCGGCCTTAGCAAGCTCCGTGATGCCGTTAGCCGCCTCGGTACCCGAATATTTCGTGTCCGCCCCGGCCTTGATCGCGGCCTCACGCAGCAGATTCATGTTCGATGCGGTCTCATGCGTTGCGGCCTGCACGCCGGACATGGCCGCATCAAAATCTGCGAACGCCTTCACGGGGAAAGCGAATGCGGCTAGTAGCCCGGCCCCGGCGATAGCGCTACCAGAGGCGAGCTTATCCATTGCGTCACGGTTGCCCAGGATAGAGCGGGTGAGTGACTGCGAAGACGCCTCAGCCTGGCGGCTGTTTTCCCGCATCTGCGCGTAGGTGTTGCGGGCGGCGGTGGCGTAGGTCTGCACCGATGATGCGGTGGCGGCGGCCCCGGCCCGCGCATTCACCGCCATCTCGGAGTAGACGAGCTTGTTTACGGGGCCGATGCTCAGGATGTGGTCGCGGGCGCTCACAGCCGCCGATTTGAAAGACGCCCCCACGGATGAAGCCAACCCACTGTAGGCGTTTTGTGAGTTGAGGGAGGCCCGCTCCATAGCCGTTGTGATGCCGCCCGCGTAGTCTATAGCGGCCCTAGCTGATTCGCGCCGCGCCGCTTTCTCCGCCCGCGTCATACCGGAGAAAACACCATAGGACTGTGCCGCCGTGTCCCTATAGGCTTGGACTACTTGCGCCCCGGACTGTCGGGCCTGCGCCGCACGGTTAGCGAACAGGGCTGCGTTTGCTGCCTGCCCCGCCCGTGATGTCTCGGCGATGGCCCGCACTGTCCCCTGCTGTGCGGCCCGTATACTGGTGGCGCTAGTGAGCGCGGCCGCTGCGGCTACTGCTGCTGTGGATCGTATCGCGGCCTGTGATTCGGCTGCTGCGGCGCGTGCTGATTTTGCTGACTGCTGCCCGGTGAGGCCGCTTGTCTGCTGCGCGGCGCGGCGTGAAGCGGCTACGGCTGCTACGGCGGCGGCTTCGTGGGCGCGCACTGTCTGCGTTGCGGCGTCGCGGGCTGAGCGGGTGACGGTGCGCATACCCTGCTGCATCCCGTCACCGGCGTGCTTACCTGCCGCCGCTGCCGCTATGCCGATACCGGATAGTGATTTAGAGGCGTCGCGTGATGCCGCGGCGGCACCGGCTGATACGGCGGTGAATGCGCCGCCCCCGGCGCGGGCGTGCCCTGCCGCTACCACGGCGGCCTGCACCTCTGCTGAGGCTGCGCGCGATGATGCTACGGCGGCCCGCTGGTCTGCCGCTAGGCGCCGCCAGGGTGCGCCGAGGTCACCGGTGCCGCCGCGCACGTTCGCGGCCCGCTGCGCCTGCGCCCCCGCCCCCTTAGCTATTTCGCCCATGCGTTTCATGGCGTTAGCTGCTTCGGATGCTGAGCGGCGGGAGGTGGTGCCGATGCCGCGCAGTGCTTTTTCGGAGGTGGTGGCGGTTTTGCGTGCTTCGGTGCCTATGCCGCGCATGGATTTAGCGGCGGCGGCCCCTGCTTGGCGCGTGGATTTTTCGGTGTTTCTGAATGATTTTTCGGTGTTCTTGGCAGCGTCTTTCGCTATTTTACCGGCCTGCCGCATACCCTCAGTGAATTGCTTCACATCAGCGCGTAGCCGTACCGTAACCTTCTGCTCCGCAGCCATAACCACATCTCCAAATCATCTAAACAACATCGTCAGGTACAAACGCGGGATCATCCCGCAAATCCTCAAGAACCGGGAACATAATCCGCCCCGGCTCCGGCCGGAAATTCTTCCCACTAGTCACACGATCCACCGCCGCCTTCGCATAACAAGTCTCCTGCTCCACCTCGAACCAGCCGGAGAACTTCGGGTTACGGCAAATACTGGTGTGCCGCCCGCACTCCTTGCACAGCTCACGCTCATACAGGGCGAGGCCCATCACGGCGATACGGTCGGTGTCAGTCCACGGCCCCGTACCACCAAGCAGGATATGCGGGGCAACACCCCAATCACGGGCGGCCTGCAACGCCAGCAGGCCACCCGCGTGTTCCTCACAAACCAGGCAGTCAGCTACGAAACCGGGGCGACACCTCGAAGCCCACGGCTGCGTTAGCGGCCTCAACATAGGCTCCGATTACCCGCACGAACTGCCCGCCGATAGTCTCGTGCACGCCCTCCCATTCGGTGGGGGTGAGCCGGTGCCCTTCCAGGGTCGCCGCCTCAGCTAGGATGCGGTACCAGAGCCGCACATCATCATTCTTAATGCCCTCGTCGGTGCCACCATCGGCCTTGTACTCTTCACGGATGCGTTCGCTTTCGGTGTCTACCAGCCCGTAAACCACTACCTCGGCGGTCTGCACGGTGCCTAGCAGGTGCTCTAGTTCGTCCTGCGCCTCGGTGAGCTTGTCCGCGTTGCTCACCTCACCCAGCGCCTCGGTACCTGCAGGGGCCGCACCCTCCGGCCCGGACAGCCGCTTAATAGTGGCCTCCAGTTCGGCGATGCGCTCAGCATCGTTAGCGTCCAGCGCCAGCAGGGCGGTGCGGGTGAGACGGTGCTCAGTGCCGCCGGTAATCCAATCGGTCAAGTTGAACCCAGCAGGGGCCGGTGCGGTAGTGGTGGCGGTCTTCTTCTTGGTAGCCATAGTTTATGAATCCTTATCGTGTGTGTTTCGCGTGTGATTAAAGTGCCCTCAACCGGGCCGGGGCACACACTAAACCCGGCCCGGCTAAGGGGTATGAGCCGCGCTCACCGCCTATGGTGGAGCGCGGGGGGAGCCACCGCACGGGTGGCAGGACTATTAGGCCGCCTTAGCCGCGATGAACGGCCAACCGTTGTTCACAGCCAAATCGACTTCGGCGCGAATGTACCCCTCACTACCGTTCTCACCCTCAGGGTAGCGGGGGGTATCGGTCACGGCTTGATACACGCTAATCTCGTCTTCGGCCTCAAAAGGCGCATCGAAGGGCTTGGCGGAGACGCGGACGACAACGAAAATATCGGTGCCCTTAGTCTTGAGCATCTGAAAAATCTCGTCGCCCTGCGGATCAGCCTGCCCCGGCTTATCCTTCTTGAACCAGCGGAAAGGCACGAGCTTACCCTCAAAGTTCGCCTTACCGAACGTCTTAGCGTTGGAGTCTTCGCAGAGGGCGGCCATGCCGTCGATAGTCTCGGATGCGGCCGCACCAACGTGCGTGCCGTCCTTGAGCAGGCGGCACGATGCGTCCTTGCCCGCGTTCAGCTCGGTGATGGTCGGTGACGCCGGGTTTTTGATGCCACCGGCGGGAATGAGAACAAGCTTAGTTTTAGCACCAGCTAGGGTGCGGCCCGGGGGGACTGCCATTAGTTCTTACCTCCATTGTTGGTTGCCTTGGGGTCTATCTCTGTCACCGGCTGCACGCGCCCCTCAGTTGAGGGCAGGTCGCGGTACAGGCCCGGGAATAATTTCAAGTAGTGCTCGGGCACCTCTACAATAAGCCCGGTCACCGTGTGGGCTACACGCACGAATCCGTCCATGCTACTGTTCCACCTTTCGTTCATTGTGTTGTGAGACGCCACACCAGGGGGACGTATGCCCGGGCGGGTGGCGTAGTTGTGTCAAATTCCGTGTACGCGGTCTGCTGCTGCGGCTCGTCCGGCCTCACCTCATGCCCGCCTACAGTGAGGCCGGTGAGGCGGCCCCGCACCTCTTCCGATAGGTGCATGACCGTGTTCACATCGGCACCTACTAGGGTTGTCTGGATGGTGAGGGTCTGTGAATCGCGGTCGGCGCACCCGGCGACGCTCCGCATCGCGTCAATCCCCGTAGGCTGCGAGACCCACAGGAGGATGTAGGGTTTGGGGGTGCGGCCGTCACGGTAGAGCGGCACATCGGCGGGGATAGTACCCGCGTACACTGTTGTGTTCTGGATACCGTCTAGGGCGGCGGTGAGCGCCTGTATTATCTCCGTGATTCGCATCAGAAAATCTTCCCCCCAACCTCCAATAGCGCCTTCTCCACAGACGGTATGACCGCATCAGTGGCGGGCCGCATGTACGGGCGGGGGCGCATGTGCACGGTGCCGTACTCGACGAAGCCCGCGTATGCTGCCCCGGCGGTGATAGCGTACTCTTCACTGCTTACCCGGCGGGGTTTGATGGATGCCCGCAGGTGCCCGGTGCGGATGGGTGCTATCACGGCCGCCTGCGCCGCGATGTCTCCCGCGCCTTTCGCTAGAACCTGTTCGGTGCGGGGGCGTATGGCGGCTAGTTTCGCGCCGATGGCGGCTAGCTCGGTGATGTCTACACTTTTAGTCACCGCGCCCTCCGTTTTCTTGTAGCGGGTCTGTGCATACCAGGTCGCGGCATGGCAGCTCCGTGCCGTAGAGTATCTGCCGCACTGTGAGTTCGCGGCCTACCGTGCCCGGGTCGTCGCTTCCTGTGATGCGCACTACCCAGCCGACGCGGGGCCGCTCAACCCGCAGCGGGATGCTCACCCGGTACTCGCGGCGGGCCGCGTCAAGCTGCCCCGTAGCATTCTGAGTGTTACCGGAGAGGTTTAGCTCTTGCACACGGCAGGGGATGCCCTCATACTCTATGCGCGGCTCCCCCGGCCCATCCAGCGGGTTATCTTTGTCGGGTGCCCCGGGTGAGTAGAGGGCGCACGTGCTGTTCATCGAACCCAGCAGAACCGGGGCCTGCCTAGCACCCCACCCCCTCGGAACCACGCGGCTGTTAGCTAGTACCAACCAAACCCACCCCCATAGGGAGGTGTGGCGGCCCGGGGGGATGCGCCCTCACTCATAGCCGAGCCGTGCAGGCCCCCCAGCGCCTCCCAGAAAGCGCCACTACTGCCCGCCCGGT